CAGCAACACTACGTCGCTTGTGTTGAATGCGTTGCTAGGTACATTCGGTGCACACCTAGCTGCAGGCACTGACGTGTTCTTACATGCTAGCAAGTACTACCCAGTGGGAGATGATGGCAAGCTTACACCACGTGAGAGCCAGGACTTCGGCGTCGGCTTGCGTAAGGCGCTAGGTGTAGTAGCTCAACGTGCTACCAAGAACCTGCCTGATGTCATCGGCCTCACTGGTAACCTGTGGGATAGCCAGCAGAAGCGCAGCGTCATGACGCCTAAGTGGGAGTATGTGAATGAGAACACTCAACACATACAGTCGATGGTAGGTATGAAGGATGGTGCTGATGGTAAAGCTGCGAAGCTACAAGCGAAGTACGCGCAACAGGTTGGCGGTATGCCTAAGGAGGCGTTGACTGATGTTGCTATGATACAGATTGTGAAAGCTGTAGCACAGTATCAGAACCCTACTGGTCCGCTTGGTAAGCTGAAGAAGGAAGACGCTATCTATAAGAACTCAATCAACGCACTCAACTCTAACTACAACATGTCCGCGGAGGAGAAGAAGGAGAAGATCGACATCATTGTGCAGAAGCGACAAGACAACATGGATCAGCAGTACATGGCTATCAAGTATCTTGAGCAACGTGTAGCTGCTAAGTTCAGTGCGTATCTAGCACCACGATTGAATGGACGTAAGATCACAGTTGCTACACTAGATGAAATGGCAAGGGAGAGTATTGGCTCCCCCTCGCCAGATGCAGCTTACTCACAGGCTGGTGCCAATACATCAAGCGAGTAAGTCGCTACGCTTCATCTTCTTAATGGTTGACCAACGATGCACACCGTCGTCGCCAGCCACTGACATAGCACACTCAGCAGGGATGATCAATGGCTTACCACCTATCATCAGTGGTGCCTCTGCGTGTTTGACAAGTATACGTAGTGCAGCTTTAGCTACTGACTTGTGTGCTATACCTATCAACCCATCATGTGTGTTCAGAGCTATGCGTGCCTTGGTCTTGGGCCATGCTGGATCATCGTGCGCTCTGTACACTACCCGACATATGTGGTCGCCTATTGTGGACTGAGGATAGAAAGCAACTATTGCTTCTGTACTCTCTTCTGTGATAGGGATCAATTGAACATATCTCCTACCATATGCGTTGTATATCGCCTTCTCAGTTCGCACTCTGTTCAAGTCGAGTTCCCAACCCTTCTTCAGTTCGGGCGTCAACTTATGATACTTGACAAATGCCTCACTCGCCGTGCTTAACGACAACCCTGTCGTGAGTGCAAGACGATCAGGCATCATACGGTAGTTCAACCCATGACGACACCTCTTAGCAATGTAACGGATGGTGGGCTTGCCAGCTTGGTCGCTGCTAAAGTTGATGCCATCACGCAACGCGGCAGCTTCATCCAAGGGATAACGGTCGAACGTGGGAACGTCTGCATACGGTACGTTGAACATGTCACTGGCGAGTGCGCGGTGGCAGTCGTAGCTCCCATCACGCCGCGCACGCTCGAACTGAGCAATCCACGTGTCGATGTTGTAGCGCCAGCCGACTACACGTGCCTCGGCTTGACTGCCGTCAATGTATATAAAGCAGCACTCGGGGTCCGCTATAAACATTTCCTTCGCCCTGTCGGGAATGTTTTGCAGATTACCACCCGAACCCCACAACGTCTGGGCAGACGATAGGCGACCTGGTGCACTGCGTACGCCTGTCTGTCTGTAATCACATCGCATACGGTTATCAGCGTCGGGCTGAGCTGATGCATACACTGAGTAGAACTTGTCGTCTTCTATGTATGCATCTACTGCATCGAGTACGGCGCGTGCCTCTGGAGTGGTACGTGGGTGCTTACGCATTAGCTCTCGGTTCGTGTAGTCTGTACTGGTACCTCGCCCTACTAGCTTCAACTTACTGAAGTATAGCTCGGCCATCTGCTTCGGTGAGTTAGGGTTAGGTGTGTAGTGTGGTTCGCGTGTAGCTATACGAGCAGCGTCGTAGAAGTTCTGTAGCTTGCGTTGTACATCGTCGTGTAGGTTGCCCTTCACATTGGGATCAAGCATACGACGGCGTAGCTCCATGTCGTTGAGTACACCACCCACAGTCATGCGTACTAGATGAGCCTGCAGACGCATGACATGTTCAAAGTAGAACTTGTCTAGCTTCTGTGTGCGTAGCTCGGCAACGATGTGTGCATTCGCCGCAAGTGTGAGAGCGCAGTCTTTACAGTTGTATATCCAGAAATTGTCAACACCGCCTGTGTGACGCCAGTCGTCCTTCTCATTCTTATAGTACGGGTGCATTGTGTACTGCTTGACGATGAAGCCAAGGTCGTGCGGCATTGTGGGATATAGCACATGATGACCAAGCATCGTGTCGGAGTATGCAGGCCCGCAACGTATGCGATCCTTAAACCACAACCATGCCATGTCGAACCCTCCATTCTGCCACACCATGCGTGTGCTTGGCGCACGGTATAGCTGTTGTAGGCGACGACGAATGTCTCCTTCTTCATATACGGTGTATACGTTGGTCGTCTCGTTGCGAAAGGCAATGCACATGGCATCGTGTGGACTGATAGCAAGGCCGACGCAAGCTGTCTCATTACTGATGACTTCAATGTCCGACGCGACTGGATCACGTGACGCTTGACACATACGAATATAGTCAACTGCCTGCTTGTGGGTGGGGTTGATGTGAGTGGAGATGTCATGTGGTTTGTAATTCCCAAGGACGACGGGACGCAGCTTGTCGCCTATGTCCATGTCGAAGATGATGTGCGCCATAGGATCGCGAGCGCAGAATGCTGGGTTGAATGTACACACAGCGGTGATGTCACGGTTACCAACATTAGTCTCAAGTACACTACCACGCCACGACGTGATACCCTTCTTACCACAGAGAGCTTCGACTGCGTAGTTGCCTAGTAGGAGTACATGTTGTAGGTTAGGCAAGTGACGTAGCTCCCACATCAAGAGGTCTTGCCATGCAACTAACTCATGTTTACCAACTGGCTTGCGGTTGCCAGTATCGTCTACGCCGAACTGTACCTGACGCTTTACCACGTTCGTCACATAACACTCATGACGCTTCACTTCCGGCGCATGAGTACGGATGGCCTTCCATAGTATATTGCCAGCACCACCAACAAGCGGTAGACCTTGAGCAACTTCATTCCGACCTGGTGCCTCCGCAATGATAGCTAAGGTGGCACCTACTATGCCACCCATTGCACACTCCACTGTTAGACCAGCGGACTGTGCTTGCAGTGTGAACCTCTCACGTAGTTCGTTGATCGTCATCCTTCTCCTCCCTGTGTGCGTCGATGAACTGGTGTACTACCTCTTCAATACACGCGAGTTCGTGTGCAGTAGGTTCATCACTCATAGCAGCGATTGGGTAGCCACATAGTATACACTGACGTAGGTGTGTACCGATTGGAAGTATACGACGTATACTCATCACCTCTTCCCCTTCGGCTTCCAGCCCATGCTACGCAGTGACGTAGCGAACGAGCGTTGATCTGTTACAACGGTTGCATGTTTGATGGCACGTGTTAGACCTGTGTAGAAGTTAGGCCTACTCAAGTTGAAGAACGCACACGACGCCATGACGTAGCACACACGCTCATACTGCGAGCCTTGACACTTGTGTGTAGTCAACGCATACGCCAACTCAATCGCCTTGCGTGGGTCGAAGTGGTAGAAGTAGCCACGCCTGTTGTTGTAGTCACTCACAGTAGGTGGTAGCTCAACCACACGATCACCGAAGTTGATCTCTAATACACCGAGTGGGTCAATGTCTGTGACTATGCCTACCTCACCATTCAACATCTGTTTAGTATCTGGTGCTGGTATGAACGCATGACGTATGCCTATACCATCAGGATCGTAGTCTGTGTAGCGTTCATCGTAGTCACGTAGGTCATATGAGTTAGTGTTACACACTACCTTGTCACCTACACTGACGAAGCAACGGTTCTTTATCTCCCACTTGTTACGAGGGAGTTCGAGTTTGCTGGGCATATCGGGGTTAAACTTTGTTTGTAGAGATGCATTAAGTCTGACTGTACCGATGTCTGACTTACGTGCAGGTGAGATGATTTGGTTGTCCAGTGAACGCCAATCCGTGCTAGTGTCTTGGAGCATGTCGTAAAGACTGTATAACACAGCGTCGTTAAGCCGTAGCCGTACATCCGTGTTACCAGAAAAGAACTCTCCGCGGTTGATACGCCTTGCAGCCTCAATGATACCATTGCCCTCCTCCTGTCTGTATATGTTGTGCAATGTAACGGTGTTAGGCATGTTGAGACACTTCTGGAATGGTGAAGTGGGATCAGCTAGCTGACCGTTCTCAATAGGTGGGAGTTGTCGTATGTCACCGAACACACGTAGCTGTGTACTAGTACCTATAGCATCAACGAGGTCACGGTGTAGACCAGTTGATACCATTGCGTACTCATCAACCACGATCACGTCATACTCAAGCTGACGATGGCGATTGAATGATGGTGTGCTAACTGATGTAGCTTCACCTGTGTCGTCGTCCATCTCAGGACGGTTGAAGGCGAGCAGCTTGTGGATGGTTGTAGCTGGTAAGCCTGTAGCCTCACGTATACGACGAGCGGCTTTACCTGTAGGTGCAGCGAGAGCGAATGACTTACGTTCTACTGCTAGTCTAGCACATGTCTGCTGGATGATTGTAGTCTTACCTGTACCAGCTTCACCTGTTACAGCGACGAGGCGCTTGGTACGATCAGCGCACATGTCCACAGCACGCATTTGCTCTGCGTCTAATTGCATTGATGTTCTCCTACGCTGCTATGTTTCGCAGCTATGAATGACAAACGCCGCGCACTCAATGGGGGTAGAGTACGCGGCGCTGCTTAGCTGTCAGCTATTGAGAGGAGTAGAACTAGCCAACAGACGAAGCTCCATCGCTTTCCTCGCCACGCTTGTTAGCGATGACCTCATGCTTGACACGGGTCAGGCCGAGGTTAGCGTAATCAGGAGTATCCATGAACTCAATCACCTTACGTGCATCGCTGATGATGCGATCAACTTGCAACTTCGCACCGGGGATGACGTTGCCCTGTTCGTCAACAACACGCATGAAGAAGTGGAACGTACGCTTCTGAGGTGCGCGGTCTTTGTTCTTCTTACCGGCGTTGCCATAGGAAGATGAAGCGGTAGATCGTGCTGGTGTAGCCATATCAGAATACCTCTTGTAAGAGTTGTGATGATCTGCTAGGCAGCGACGTTATTGCCACTACCTAGCAGTAGTGTAGCGAGCAGTTATACAGTGTGCAAGTGCTAGAGTGGCAGCACCTGACCGATCTCTGCACGGTCGTTCTTCTCCAAGTCCTTACCCATACGAACACGCGCACGGCACTCACGGCCCACGAAGTCGTTGGGGTCGATGTTGTTGGACATCGGCACACCGAACGCCTTACATGTGTTCTTCATGCGCCAGCGATCAGTCGGGATGTCACGTGACACCACGTTCAGAGTGAACGTCAACTCATCAACGCCGTCACCTGGGTCGAAGTCAGCAGGAAACTCTGAACGCGGCACCTGCATGGTGAGCGTCAGCATCGGGTTGCCAGATGATGCTGCGATCTTGTCTTGTGCAGCAGTGCAGATAGCCTTGTACTCACCCGCTGGTAACTGCGGGGGAGCTTCAGCATCTGCGATGTTAGAGCTAAAGGTCAACAAGCCCATTGTAGTACTCCTCTTGTTAAGTGGCTTGATACTCTATACACACACGGCGGAACCAGCAAGCCACTAAAGCTGGCACGTGTGTTGCGGTGTACCACTATAGCTAGTGGCACTATTACTTGGGGACGGGCAGCTTGGTGTATCCATTAGTGGTATATGTAGACCACCAGTCAGATATAGTCGGCCCCTCTAACTTGTTGCTGTTGTAACGCCACTCGAATGCAGTGTTACCTGTCATATCGAACATGCGTGATTTCATTGGTGAGCGTAAGCGTTCAGGACGTATAGCGATATAGCGTTTGCCACCCTGATCACGCATGTTCCACACCTCACTGATGTCTTTGCTAGTGATGTTAGGTAGCTGACCACCGAGCATCATGCCCACACCTATCAAGCCGCCGTCTGAGTTGCGATCACCATCCTTCTCATGTGTGATCATGATCAAGTGCTTGTTCAGCATACCAGTGATACGCAACATGTTAGACACGAATGCACCTACGTATGTGTTACGCAAGCCGTAGCCGTTCATGCCTGGGTTCTCGATGGATGACTTAGGTGCTACGTTGACAGCATGACGTAGTGCATGTTCGCTGAACTTGGTGAGGCTATCAACTATCACAGTGTCGAAGTTGGCAAGTTGGTTATACAGTGTGTAAGGGTCAGGCTTCGTTCCCTCCTTCACGATGTCAACTGACTTCTCATTAGCTAAGTATACACGTGACCAGTCAGGCATGTTACGAATGCTCATGTCACCATCAGGGTCGAGCATGATGAACAGCTTACGCCCTGGAGCAGTCGCAGCTAACGTAGTCTTACCACTGCCACTGTCACCCCACAGCAGCATTGATATGCGTGTGAGTGTGTCAGTAGGCTTCTCAATAACAATATCCATAGCATCTCCTCTCATCTACAAGTACTATTATAGCACATGTAGTAGTAGAAGCAAGCGACGTTAGGGATCGAGTGTCTCAGCTAGAGGTGACCAACGCTCGCTAGTCATCTCATGATCGAACATGTGTTGTCGCTTGTCTCTGTCACTCTCACAACAGAACGGGATCAACGAACAAGAACGAAAGTAACGGTTGCAGCTATGTGTATACATAGGAGCATTAACAGGATCATGCTCGTATACCTCAATCGTAAGCAGCGTATGGTGTACCCACGTCTTCCACTCATGGAATGCTCTCTCATCACGTGATGTAGGGTAGCGCATGATGCCGTCGCTGTAAGCTGACGACTTAGGCACAGGTAGCTGCAAGCCCCACATCACTACGTTGCGAACTGGTAGTCCCAGCACACACGATAGTGCAATGCAGTAACCTGTGACTTGATGGCTAGTGTCGAAGCTGTTAGACCACACAGTGTCAATACGACTACCCGTCTTGTTCTCATGTACCTCAGGTGTTGTGTCGCTAGGCCGCATAGTATCAAGACATACACCATCCACACGACCAATGAAGCGCATAAGAGGCGTGTCGCGACTATCATGCAGAGTAACATCGAATGGCACCTCTACACCTATGAACTCATCGGTCATGATGGGTATGAAGCGACCTAGTGGGTAGCGTTGGATGTAGTTGATTGCAGCACTTTCGAGGTTAGACATAGTACGCTTGTTGTCACGTGCATCGTCGTAGTAGCCACTTGTCTCTAGCAAGTTGAGACACATCTGCATACAACGGGTAATCTCGTCTTCACCACTCAAGTAGTAAGAGAACGCCTGCTGCCAACGGAGTGGGTTCTCCTTAGTAGCGAACAGCTTGGTAGCATACTCGAATATACGCTTGAGTACGATACCATCGTAGTCAGGCTTATCACCTACACCTATACTATGTATAAGGTCGAAGAAGCGACAAGCTGCGAACACGTCATGCATAGCGCGGCCAGCTTCGAGTGGTAGCACACGTTCTACACCAGCAGATAGATGCTTACCGTGCCATGAATGGATGAGGCCCCATCTAGGACATGTGTTGATTGCAGTCATAGTAGAGTAGTCAACCCACGGCAGCGATGTATCAGTTGTGCGCCTGATCAGCATTAGTGTATTCCTTCGTGCTAGTGTGTTCGTTAGCTTCCAACCATGTTTGCAACGATGACCACAAGTAGCCGATACGACGCTTGCCTATCTTCATGAACGGTGGACCGCCACCACGATTACGCCATCTATCGAGTGTTGGGATGCTGCAGCCTAAGTATGAGGCTAGCTCTACAGGTGACAGCACGCGATCTTCATCATGTGATGTATTCACTGTATATCCTTCCCTGCTTCGCTATTTGGGTGCATGTCTTTGCGG